TGTTCCTGCTACTGAAAATTTGATCACGTCGATCAATAACGAGTGGATAGAATTTCGAAAGAAATTTCCTAACGTTGGTGTTTACCAACGGCCCACTACGCCTGAAGAACGTGATGCTTTAGAGCTCAGGAAGCGACTTTGGAAAAAGGCACATAACTTGTCGGAAGAGGAAAAGAAAAAAATCTCATTGCCTAAGGTGCGTATTGCACCAGGCAAGAGGGATTCTAAACCCTCGACAAGTAAGGCAGCTAATGCTGCATCTGCCGTTCCAGCCGCACCTGAATGGGCATCCGGGTTACAAACGATATTTTCAATATTGAAGGAGTTACGAGGAGTCTTTGTTCATTAGACTCACCTTCAGAAATATCGGTATTTGGACCGAAGTACCTTGCCCTCCTAGGTTACAGGCGAGACGGGAATAAAATTTATCCCGCCGCGCCTCTACCTAGTGTACGAATCGAATATATTCGACAAGTACTAATGGCTTATGGAAAAGAACATAAAAAATTATATCGGACCTTAAAAAGGACCGGTCTTATTTTTCATCCCTGCGTTCCTGAATTTATACGATGTCGTGCTACAAAAGCAGACATCGTAGTTTATTCAGAAATGGTTGAGAATGTCTTACCAGAAGGCCAACTTTCGAGAAAATTTCGAGTCGCCTATGAAGGCTATCGAGCTTTTATCACTTCAGTCAGGCTTTATTGGAAGGGCTATAAAATGCCCTTTCCCGATAAAGATTTAATTGACATGAGGATAAATTTTCTTCGAAACCCTATTAAATTTGTTAGAGAACTTAAATCTCTCTTTAATAACTTCAGAAATGAAGTTATGAGTGATTCTAGTCGACTACCAAATCTTTTAGGATACTTTTATTCAAGGGAAGTTTGTAACGAAAATAAGTTACAATCATCCTTTTGCTTACGTGCTCTACCTGCTTATGCAGAAGATGTAGAACCTGAGATACAAAATTGTATCAAGCGGTATACTACCGTAAGCGAAGGTTATGACCTGACAGAATGGAAAGAGTGGATTAAAGATTGGACGAAATTTTATCGCCCAAAAGTTAATCCATCATTCTTTCCGATTTCTGTCGGAACAGGAGCCTGCCTTGAATTTAGTAGGTCAGACGGTGGGATGACTAAAGCAGTTAAAAATCTTCTAGCATCGAGATTAACCAAGGAAAATTTAACCTTGTTTAAGCAAGATGTGTCGAAGTTTGAGATGCTTAGTCTCGCACGTCTTGATACCACAGACAAAAATGGATTATATTTAATCTATTCCTGCCTTTCCAGTTTGGCGCCAGCTATAGGACATGCAAGGGAATGCAAAGGTGGATGTAAATTCACCTCACTGCATCCTCCCATGTGTATACTGGCGATCCGTGAAAGGGGGTATAAGGTCCGTTTACCAACCATGACCGTGAGCCCGATAGTTATTCTATCGAAAGTCTTACGGTCCGTGGCGGACTCTTATCTACGTTCAGATCCTAGGATCGGGCCTTCTCTTCAGGGCAAGTATTTTGATACTTTGCCATTTTCTGATAGAGAAGGGTTCCGATCTCAAGATTTAACCGTTGCTACTGATCATCACCTAGTTGATATGACCCGAGAATTTTATAGAAATATAAACCCGGGTATTCAAGTATGGGATGACATAGTAAATGTTGTGTGTAACTATTACACCATATTTTCATCTGATCAGCTTCAGACTTATAGAATGCTCAGAACTAAATCTGAGCAATATTTCTATAGTATGAAATTTGAGTCCGCTATGAAGGATAAGTTCTTTAATAAATTTATGAAGAAGTATTATCCTGAATATGACTCAATCCCGATGGATAAAGAATATGTTGATAGTTCATGGGAAAATTTACATGCAAGGTTCGGG